GCCGGCGGGCGGCACGACGCTGCCGCGAGGGTAACCCGCGTGTAGTACGTGCCGCGACTCGGACCTTTGCGGGGGGCTCGACGTCTGAGATCAATGGAGGTTTCAAGTTGGCCACACTGGGCTGTGAATTCAACGACTCGGGTGGAGGTTTCACGCATTCTCTATTAACAAAATCAAGATTAGCCAACTGCCGAGGATGTGAGCTTTCATACAATATTAAACCGACTTTATCCCCGTAAACCACATTTGGAGCCAGCTCATACGAATTTATGACCAACGGAATAATGTCCTGCAAGTCGGCTAACTCGGACAAATAGAGGTCATATTCCTCGATCCGTAACGGGTCAATTCGGAGCAATTCAGCAAATGCTGCAACTATTAGCTCCCGAGGTGCGGGTGCAGGTGGGTCAATAAGTGTGGCATGAACTGCCATCTCCCGCGCATAGCTATGGACGTCAAGGGCGATGGCGGGAGTGAGGCGTGGATCGGCTCGAAGGGCGGTGCGAACAAGCAGCTGCGAGAGCGGCCCAATCAAAGGGGTGTTGGCGTCCGTCTGCAAATAACCAAAACCTCGGTTATACAGATTATACGCTGCGGGACGGTCGAGATTACAATACAAGTTGGCTTTGGCCAAGACCCTAGTTGGGTCTGCCACACTATGAAAAGTATGGAGAGGAGCCGGATAAATTCGCCCGAGAAACGAGCAAAAAGAGCCGGAGGGCCGAGCGACCGCCTTCAAGCTGAATCCGAAATCCTTAGCAACCTGCATGTACAACTGAGGGTCAATATCCCCAGTCAACCCGTCATCCCCACCATAAACTCCAAGACGGTCAAATGCAACAAGTTCAGAAACACCCTGCACCCGAAGAGCACAATAAGCAATCAAGGCATTGAGGATGGTGTTCATAATGGAAGTATCAGGTGACCCTGAGAGACGGGTCCCAAAGACATTAAACTTAACCCCGAACTTTGTTGTCCCGATCTGCTTGCCGTAATTGCGGCAAATTCGTTGAATCTCGGGGCTACACGACCGGGGGAAAGTTCGCAAGAGGATCTCCTGTTCCAAGTCATAAAGGTACTGAGAGTGATGCCCATCGAACTTTGAATAATCAGTCTCGACGAACATAACACTATGACTCAGAATGCTCTGAACTCGCTGGCCCACCTCATAGGGGTGTTTTGAAAACCCGTACCAATCCTTAGTTTTGACGTAATCAGCCAAAGCCAGAGTATAACGTGAATAGTCATAATTGAACCGATCATTGACAGTAGTGATATTCCGCG